ATTATGATATTGATAAAGATGAAATTGATTATCCTGTTGGAGGGCAAGACATACATTTTGTACCAGCTATATCAGGAGCAGGGTCAGGAGCTAGAAAATTTATTATAGGAGCAGTATTAATTGGAATTGCTATAGGGGCTGGTCCAGGTTTTGCTGCGATAGGAACAGAAGCCTTTAAACTTAATGCTCTCGGGACTTTTGCTGTGAATCTTGGAGCAGCTTTGGTTTTACAAGGTGTTAATGAAATGTTATTTTCATCGGAAGAACCTACTGAAGAAGAAGATCCTAGAATATCTTTTAGTTTTTCTGGGGTGCAAAACACATCACGAGCAGGAACAAGCCATCCAATAGTTTACGGTGAAATAGTTACTGGATCGGTTCTTATCTCAGCAGGTGTTGACACTAATCAGGTATCAGCATGACAAATAAAATTATTAGAGGTGCTTTTTTCGGATTATTTGGTCCTCCAAAACCTCCAAAGCCTTTTAAAGCTCCTGATACACTTAATAGTAAACAGTTTGCTACTTTACAAGATCTAATATCAGAAGGAGAAATTGAGGGTTTTGCAACAGCATCAAAGGCAGGACTAACAAAAAATACACCTGCCTATAACAATGCAGCATTGAAAGATGTGTTTTTAAACAATACTCCTGTTTTAAGTTCAAATGCTAGTAATACAAGTCCACAAACAGCAGACTTTAATTTTCAAAATGTAGAGTTTACTCCTCGTTTTGGAACTTCAAATCAAGTTCATATCTCAGGTATCGAAGGTAGTGAATCTGTATCTAGCGTTGGTGTTAAAGTAGAAGCATCCACTCCTGTAACTCGTCAGATAACAAATACACTTGTAGATGCAGCAAAAATCGTAGTTACCTTTCCTTCTTTACAAAGATTCACTGATGAAGGAGATATTTATGGTACTTCTGTCTCTCTAAAAATACAGGTTCAATATAATGGTGGAGGGTTTTCAGACGTTATTACGGACACTGTAAAAGGTAGAAGTGCAGATGCTTATCAAAAACAATATAGAGTTACTTTTACAGGTGCGTTTCCTATTGATATAAGAGTTGTAAGAGAGACTGCTGACAGTTCTTCTAGTCAATTACAAAATGATTTAATTTTTACATCCTTAACTGAAGTTGTTGATGATAAACAAAGTTACCCAAATAGTGCTTATGTAAATTTAAGAATTGATTCGGAACAGTTTAGTTCTATTCCAAACAGGTCATACCGTATTCGTGGAGTAAAAGTTAGGATACCTGGTGCAGGAGCTTCTAATTCTGGCACTCCTACTGTTGATTTACAAACAGGAAGAGTTATTTATCCAAGTGGTTATATATTTAATGGAACAATGGGTGCTGCTCAATGGTGTTCTTGTCCTGCTTTAATATTGCTTGATCTCCTCACTACTGAAAGATATGGCTTTGGAACGCATATCACAGACAGTAACCTAGATTTATTTAGTTTTATTTCTGCTAGTAAATATGCGAATGAATTAGTAGATGATGGATTTGGGGGGCAAGAGGCTAGGTTTAGTTGTAATGTAAATATACAGGGATCTACAGAAGCATTTAAGTTAATAAATGAATTAGCTGGAGTAATGAGATGTTTTCCTATTTGGTCAGAAGGTTCTGTTTTTATTAGTCAAGACAGACCTACTGATTCAACATATTTATTTAGTTTGGCAAATGTTGGAGAAGGTGGTTTCAGTTATTCGGGAAGTAGTTTAAAACAACGAAATACTGTAATTAACGTCAGTTATTTTAATATGGATAGTAGAGAGATAGATTATGAGGTTGTAGAAGATACTGCTGCACAAGCTAAATTAGGCATAATTAAAAAAGATATTAAGGCTTTTGCTTGTACTTCTCGTGGGCAAGCTCAAAGATTAGGGAAGGCCATACTTTTTAGTCAGCAAAATGAAACTGAAATAGTTACTTTTACAACATCAATAGACGCTGGTGCGATTGTAAGACCTGGTTCTGTTATTTCTATCAACGATCCAGTGAGGGGAGGTGAACGTAGAAGTGGTCGCATAAAATCTGCTACAACCACTACTATAACAGTAGATAATGTTAAAGATCTTGATACTTTTACAGGTACAAATAAAAAATGCAGTGTAATATTATCTGATGGATCAGTAGAAACAAAAAACATACTTAGTGTTGTTAATAACGTAATAACCTTAGATTCTGCTTTATCTAGCACACCAAATGTGAATAGCATTTGGTTGGTTCAAAGCTCTACTTTAGAAGCTCAAACTTTTAGAGTAATTACTGTTGAAGAGCAAGATGGAATTAATTTTACAATTACAGCACTTACTTATCTTGATGCAAAATACAACAATATTGAACAAGGCATAAGTTTACCTGCAAGGAATATTTCTTTGTTAAATGAACTTAAACAACCCCCTGCTAATTTACAAGCTTCAGAAAGAATCGTAATTATAAATGCTTTAGCAGTTACTAAATTAATTGTATCTTGGGTTTCTGTCACAGGTGTTAGTCAGTATTTAGTGCAATACAGATTTAACAGCACTAATTGGGTTAGTGAAGTTGTATTTAGACCAGACTTTGAATTAATGAATACTGAAGCTGGTATTTATGAATTCAGAGTTTTTTCCTATAATTCTGGTTTGAAATTATCGGCAACTTCTACTGATATTACTTTTAATGCTGTTGGAAAAACAGAACCACCTGGTAATGTTCAAAATTTATCTATGGAACCTATAACTAATAAGTTAGTAAGGCTAAGATGGTCAAAATCTGTTGATCCTGATGTCCTTCACGGAGGACGAGTTTATGTGAGGCACAGTAATTTAACCGATGGAAGCGGTACATTTCAAAATTCTGTTGACCTTGTTACTGCCCTTGCTGGTAATACTACAGATGTAGTTTTACCGAGTTTAGAGGGAGAGTATATTTTGAAATTTCAAGACGATCAAGGAAACTTTAGTGTGGGAGAGACTTCTATTATTCAAGATCTACCTGATTTAGTTGATACTCAAATCATTTTGCAGGATAGAGAAGATTTAGATAACCCTCCATTTCAAGGTGTAGATACTAATACAACATTTAATACTACAACAAGTGCCTTACAACTTACGAATCCCGCTACGAATCAAACGGGAGAATATGCTTTTAAGGATATTTTAGATTTAGGTGCTGTATTTTCTCTTGATCTAAAAAGAGTTATTCGTTCTGTAGGTTTTGTAATAGGAACAGATATAGAAACAATTATTCCAAGTGGGTCTTTTTGGGATGATTATGCACAAGATGGTAATTTCGATGGTACAGCAGCAAATGAAGCAAATTGTCAGATACAAGTAGCAACATCGCAGACAGCATCAGGCACTTTTGGTGCATTTAATAACTTTGCAAATGGAACATTTAAAGGTCGTAGATTCAAATTTAAGCTTATTTTAGAGACAACAAATGTTTCTCAAAATATGAATTTACAACAAGCAGGTTATACAGCAGAGTTTCAATCGAGAACTGAACAGAATTATCAGACAGGAGGAGGGATTTCTACTGCACCGCAACAATCTGGTACATCATCTTCTGGCAAGACAGTGACTTTTGGAACACCATTTTTTGTCGGTACTTCTTCTTTAGGAGGGGCAAATGCTTTCCTTCCTTCTATTGGAATTACGATTCAAAATGCACAGTCAGGTGATTTTTTTACTATTACAAATGTTTCTGGTACGGGATTTACAGTAACAATTAAGAATGGTTCAAGTTTTGTAGATAGATCTTTTACTTTTTCGGCTGTAGGATATGGTAAAGGAGTGTAGTTTTTAATTTATGGCTCAAGTTTCAGATTATAATATAGCCAATGCGTCAGGAGCTTCTGTACGAAGCGATCTTAATGCAGTATTTGATGCAATAAAAACTTTAAATAGTGGTGGTAGTGACCCTAGTAATACATCGGCTTTTATGCCTTATGTAGATACTGGTGATAGTAATAATTTAAAAATAAGAAACGCATCTAATAATGGATTTACAACTGTTGGTTCTGTTGATGAAGCAAATCTAGGTTTATTGCCAAAAGCAGGTGGTACTATGACAGGCCAGCTATTAGGTGATGATGGGTCAGCTGCTGGTTCCCCAGCCTATGCGTTTGATAACGACACAGATACAGGAATGTTTAGATCAGGTGCTAACACCATAGGATTTTCAACTGCGGGAACGACAAGAGTCTCTATTAGTAATGCTGGTCTTGATATGACAAATGCTTTACCTATTAGATTTCAAGATTCAAGTGGTGCTCCTTTTGTTGCATTAAAAGCACCAGCCAGTGTAAGTAGTAATGTTACTTTTACTTTACCTGCTGCTGATGGTAATGCAGGAGAGTTTTTAAAAACAGATGGATCAGGAAATTTAAGTTTTTCTATAGTGCAGGGTGTTCCTAGCGGGGCAGTGTTCTGTATGGCAGTAGCAACTGTACCTTCTAGTTATTTAGAGTGCAATGGGGCAGCAGTCAGTAGAACAACTTACGCTGCTTTATTTGCAGTTATTGGTACGACTTATGGAGCAGGAAATGGATCAAGTACTTTTAACTTACCAGACTTAAGAGGTGAATTTATAAGAGGTTTTGATAATGGGAAAGGAACTGATTCGGGAAGATCAATAGCTAGTTCTCAATCAAGTAACAACTTAAGTCATGGTCACTCTGTTAGTGCAACTGTCAATGATTCTGGTCATAGTCACGCTACAAGTTTGGCTAACAAACGTGTTTTTTTAGTGGGAGGTAGTCAAACTGTATCTTTTGGAGGTCCTGGTTCTTACCCTGGTCAAGACTTTTCTATGAGTAATGCTAATACTGGAGTAACTGTAAGCATTACACAAAGCGATGCAGGTGGATCGGAAGCTAGACCTCGTAATATAGCTATGATGTACATAATAAAAATTTAGTTATGGCTGTAACTGCTAGAAAAAATTTTACCGTTCAACGTAGAGCAGATTTTCCTATGCGTCTTATATTTAAAGATGCTAATGGCACTGCTGTAAATATTACTGGTTTTACTGTTGCAGCACAAGTTTGGAACGATGATCGAAGTACCAAATTTGCTGATTTTTCTGTTACATACACCGACAGAGCAAATGGAACGGTGGATTTAAAACTAAGTGATACTGATACTGCTAATTTTTCTGTCAATATACTTAGATATGATGTTTTATTAACAGATCCAAATGGAGATAAAATGTATTATTTAGAGGGTACACTATTTGTAAGTCAAGGTTACACAACATGAGTTCTTCAAATCCTATTACTATTGTAGAAATTGTTACTCAAGGTCCACAGGGTCCAGCAGGACCGCAAGGACCACAAGGTCAAGGTTCTGCCACAGTAACAATTGGAAATGTTACAACAGGTAATGCTGGAACCAACGCAAGTGTAACTAACACTGGAACTGCAACAGCAGCAGTTTTAGACTTTGCCATACCAAAGGGAGACACAGGAGCCACTGGAGCAACTGGGGCTACTGGAGCTACTGGAGCTACTGGGCCTCAAGGACCAGCAGGTAACAATGGAGCCGATGGTAATGATGGAGCGACAGGAGCGACTGGACCTCAAGGAGCAACAGGACCTCAAGGAGCAACAGGGCCACAAGGTCCACAAGGACCAGCAGGTGCAGATGGTGCGATAAGTGACGGTGATAAAGGAGATATCGTAGTAAGTAATTCTGGGGCTACTTTTACAATAGATAATGATGTTGTAGATGCTGCAAAGTTAGCTGACACTTCTGTTACGGCAGGTAGTTACACTAATACAAACATTACAGTAGATGCCCAGGGAAGAATTACGGCAGCAGCTAATGGAACTTCGGGTGGGGTCACTTCAGTAACAGGTTCCGCACCAATAACGTCATCAGGTGGTTCTACACCTGCTATAAGTATTTCCGCAGCTACAACGTCTGATGCGGGTTCTATGTCTGCTAGTGATAAAACTAAATTAGATGGTATAGAAGCTTCAGCTACCGCAGATCAAACAGATGCAGAGATAAAAACTGCATACGAAAATAATTCCGACACAAATGCATTTACGG